ATGCGCTCCCCGGCCCTCACCGCCCTGCTTGCTGCGCATGAGGCGGGACAGCAGCGGGACGGATTGGCAGGCAAAAAAAAGCCCCTGAGCGTGCGCTCAGGGGCTTTTCTACAACTGGCGGAGCGGGAGGCCGATTTGGCCGTTTCATGCCGTCTCATATAATCGCAACACCCCGGCGTATCAAGCATTGCGACTCCACACCCTTACCATCTTGTCTCATACAATCGCACCCATAAGCATGGGGCAAATAATGGGGCAAACTCGATGGCAAGACCCACAAACCGACTGAGCGCCCGCGCCGTCCAGACCACGGCCAAGCAAGGCTACCACGCCGATGGCGCCGGCCTTTATCTCCTAGTTGGCCCGACCGGTGCGAAGTCTTGGGTACTGCGGTATCAACGGGGCGGCAGGCGGCGGGAGATGGGCCTGGGCTCTGCGGCCGTGGTGACCTTGCAGGAGGCACGAGCATCTGCCCTGAGCCAGCGCAAAATCCTGGTCACCGGTGAAGATCCGATATCGGCACGCCGGGTCGCCCGATCCGCCGGCGCTTCTTTCGGAGAGGCTGCGGATGCTTATATTACCTCCCACCAGACAGCCTGGAAGAACGATGCGCAGGCGGATCAGTGGGCGCAATCTCTACGCGACTACGGCCCGGCTCGGTCCACGCCCGTAGCGGAGGTGGATACTCACCTGGTGATGGCATGCCTCAGGCCGATATGGGAAGCGAAAACCGTGACAGCAACACGCGTACGGGGGCGCATTGAGCGGGTGCTCGACTGGGCCAAGGTGCACGGAATGCGGGAGGGCGAGAATCCGGCCCGGTGGCGCGGCCACTTGGAGAATCTGCTCCCCAAACCCAGCAAAGTCAGCAAAACTCAGCACCACGCAGCAATGCCCTATGCAGATGCCTCAGCCTTCATGGCCGTCCTATCCCAGCGAGATGCCCGATCGCGGCGAGCGCTGCGCTTCACGATCCTCACGGCGGCGCGAACTGAAGAAGTTACCGGCGCTCAGTGGGCTGAGTTTGATCTGGCGCGGAAGCTCTGGACCATTCCTGCAATGCGAATGAAGGGCGGACGGGAACACGCTGTTCCCCTAACCGATGCGGCCATCAGCATTCTGGCTCCCCTGCCACGCACCGAACCACCGTTCGCACTTTCTGAGAACGCAATGCTTTACTTGCTGCAGAAGACGCCTCCAAAAGGGCTGGGGCTCCCGTTTACCGTTCATGGGTTCCGATCTAGCTTTCGCGACTGGGCGGCTGAGACGACCGATTTCCCTCATGAAGTTGTAGAGATGGCGCTAGCTCATGCAATTCGAAATAAAGCCGAAGCAGCGTATCGCCGCGGTCAGCTCCTCGAAAAACGCGCCCTACTAATGGACGCATGGGCCGAATATTTACTAGGACCAAAACATTGAATATCAATGCAATTGTTGCAGCACAGATCGCTGCTGAAAAAAACTCCACACTAAGCTCAACCGACGTTATCGCCATTGCGACCGGAATAATCGCACTGCTTGCACTGATAACTTCTCTCTACTTCGGCTGGCTACAGAGACGTTCATATCATTTGAGCGCCAAGCCGATTCTTGACTTCGAACTCGGCACGCGCGACACACTTCTATCTGTGTTAAACGAAGGAATTGGACCTGCCATCGTTCATAGCTTTGTTTGCCGCACTAAGGGAGAGACGATAGACCTCCTCACCGACGCAGGCATGAGCAGGTGCTGCGATCTTCTTACAGAAGGTACGGAGGTGGGAGTCGGCCTGCTTCTTTACTCAATTAGCAAAGATTCGGTGATCGGCGTGGGTACAAAGTGCCTTGTCATTAAAGCTCCGACACAACCTGAGCAAGCTTGCAGAATTCGAATTCGCGAGAATTACGCCACATTCGAGCTAGAAATTCACTATTCATGCATATACGGAAACTCGTACAGCACCCTGCACTCCGGCTTCCAGTAGACGTGCGAGTGCAGCGATGAAGCCCAGTGCATTTGCAGGCCGGTGCGGTCTGTCGCGAAAGCTACATACGGCACTCGCGGATACAGGAGGGCTTGCGCACAGTCCTAAGAACTAGGGCCCTTCTGCCACCTGCCCCCCAGGCAGCGGGCCTGCTGAGCGCATCCCGTTGATTCTCTTGAACATTCCGGCGCGGCAACGACCACCAAAGACACCATTTCATGCCCATATGTATCAATCGCTTACAGGACAATAGGGTGCAGCGGGCTGAAGCGGACAGGCCGGGCGCTCTACCTCTCGCCCGGTAGTTTCAGCGCTTCGCTCAGCCGTCGCTCCTGCTGCAACTGGGTGGCCGAGCGCTTCGGCTGCGCGCGCTCTTCCGGCTTGGCCGTCAGCTGCTGCACCGCCTGTCGCAGCGGCACACCCTCCAGAATCCGGGCCGCACACCACCGCTCGGCGTAGCGCTTCCCTTGTCTCACACTGGCCGCGCTGACCCGCTTGTCCTGCCACAGCTTCCGGCAGGAGAGGACCACCGAGATGCCATTGGCACCTGGCTGGACGTTGGCGATCTGCCGGCCGTTCCACCACAGCGCCCACGATTCACCGAACTGCACCCAGCCTTGTGGCCGAGGGGCGGTCATGAATCCGGTATGGTCACAGGGCGGGCGCATGCTGGGCAGGATACGGCTGGGCATCTCAAATTCCGCGACTGGCGGAAATCACCCTGCCAGGAGATTGATGCACGGCCCCGCCGGTCGCTCGTTCGGCTGGACCACGTTCCGCGAGGCATCACCTTGGGGACGGAGGGTGCAGCGGCTCGGTAAAGACCATAGGCCGTCCGCGTTGCGGTCCGAGTTCCAGTCGGAGCCGGACAGCGTTCCATCCAGTAGATGCGGGCGCCGGGACGCGCGGTAGATCGCATCCGCAACAGCCTCCATCTCTTCGGCAAACCACCGGTAGCCGTTGACGCAGATCGCAACTGGCTGATCATCGGGATGTGGATAGTGGGGCAGCACCTCCTGCAGCTTCACAGCTGCCTCCCGAACGGTGAGATCTCGGAAGCCGGGCGTTGCTGCCCAGTGGTCAAGAATTCGCACGGCACCCGGCGTCATGGCGGCATTCCTTCACTATCTGGGCACCAGATACTCACGCCAACGGCGTAAAAGTGACGCGAATGCTCCCACCCTTAATGCGCCCGAGGTCACAGTATGTGCGGCCGATTCGTCCAAACCCCGATCCGAGATGCCGCCAGCCTGGGCTTCCCCCGGCTGGTGGGCGACCTACTGTCCATGCCGGCCAGCTACAACCTGGCGCCCACCCAGCGCGCTGCCGTGGTCCTGGACCGTGGCGAAGGCCTCCAGCTGCAGCGGCTGGCCTGGGGGCTCCTGCCCTTCTGGGCGAAGGCGAAGAAGCTGCAGGGGGCGACCATCAATGCCCGCATCGAGACGGTGGCCACCAAACCTGCGTTCCGTTCGGCGTTCAAGAAGCACCGGTGCCTGATCCCTATGGCCGGGTACTACGAATGGTCGGTCAATGCCGAGGACGGGAAGAAGGATCCGTGGTTCATCCACGCGGCCGGGCCACTCTGGGCGGCCGGCCTGTGGGAAGACACCAACCCCCTACTCGACCCGGACAACCTGGGCACCTTCACCGTGATCACCGGCGACAGCAGCGGCGTGTCGGCCGACATCCACGACCGCATGCCGGTGTGGCTGGAACCGGGCCAGGCTGAAGAATGGATTGCCGCATCGCCCGACGATGCCATGGCGATGCTGCTGGCCAGTGGCCCACCGGCGATGGAGGCTTATCGCGTCAGCCGTGCAGTCAACAGCCCGAGATCAAACCACGAGAGCCTGCTACAGCCCGTGCCGCATTGATCTTAGCCCACTACTTCTTCAAGGAAGTTGCGAATGAGTCCGGATGATAGGGAACCTCAAACTGCACGGGACTCATGCCCTTTCCCTGTTCAATTAGCGCATCCGCTTTCGCAGGAACTTCAGCAAGCATATCTAGATACGCCTTGTGCTTCTTTGTACCCATCTCAAGGTCCGGCTCATCGCTTTCCAGCTGTTGTTTAATGTGCCAGTCCAGCATCCAACATTGCCCATAGCAGGCCTTGAGCAACCACTCGTAGTCCCTAATCAGCTTGGCGAGGCGATCGGATTTTCCGAACTCAGTGAACTCTGCACGGACAGCATCATTACCCTGATCCTTCTTCAAAACAAACTCATTTAGTTTCGCAACGTGCCCGTGGATCAACTGGTATAGAACCCGCTTCGAACTCGGCAGATGCAAAACAGCGTCTTTGTAGTGCGCTTGATAGATTGGATTCGAAACGGGAATGGTGGAAGACGGCTCGATTACATTAGCGCCAAAGGCCTGAAGCGCTCTCTGAAGACCGAAGAAGATCCGATGAACTTGCTTGTGAAGGTCTACCAACTCCTCCACCAATAGCTTCTTGGTTCTTCGTGCTCTGAGTCTCCAAAGGACGTATGAGGTGAACTGGGCAAGGAACCAGCCCGCCACCAAACCGTAGAGAACCTTTTGCCATTCAACACCGGTCATAGAACCTATCCAATTCGGGGCAACAACCGTTAGCTCACCTCAAATCTGCAGTTCCAGCAAGGGGAGATTCGGCGCTATCTCTAAAACTCTTCCAGCCCGCACCCACACGTTATATGGAATATTGCCCCCCAGCACGCCAATGGCCCGCATCTGCGCCCCATCGTAGGTGGTCAGGCTGCTCGTGCCGTCCGCGTTATGGGCGGTGACCGTCGCCAGCAGCCGAGGGCTGGCGCTGACCAGCCCGGCGAATTCGTCCCACAGTTCAGTCCGCATCGGTGTAGTGCCTTTCTAGGGTGATGGTTTGCTCGATCACGGCTGCCTTGTCGCTGATCCGGGCCTCGGTCCTGACCGCGGTGCACAAGCCGTGCCAGGTGCCGGCCTCGCCCACGACCTCCACCAGGTCCAGCGGCAGGACCCGCCCGACCTCGCCCGGCCGCAGCGGGCCGGCGAACAGGGGCAGCACCAGGTCGATCGCCGCTTGCTCGCCGCGATCGGCCAGGATGTTCCGGCCGCGCTCGGCCGCCACGGCGCTGGTGTTGATCAGCGGGCTGCTCACCTGCTGAGCGAACAGTTGGCCCGCCTCGCCGGCGCGGCGCACCTTGCAGGTCACGCCCTTCCCTGCCAGCTCACCGGTGACCACCACGGCGTCATATAGGGGCGCGCTGCGCACCTGCAGGCTTTCGTTGGACACGATGTCCTCTTGCACCACGTGGTCAGGGGTCCGGTCGCGCCAATCCCATGGGCTGTGCGGATACCTCGCTCGCACGCGCAGGCTGGCGTCGGCGGGGTGGGACTGCACCACGCCCCCGCTCGCCTCGGCAAGCCGGCTGATGGCGTCCAGCGCCGGCGTGGCGTCGTAGAACCATGCGCCTGCTGGCACCAGCCAATCCACGGTGTCGTAGCTGGAGGAGAACCCGGTATCGGCCAGCTCCTCTGCCACCAGCTGCGCCGCGCTGCGCTCCTCGGTGGTGGTCTTCACCCTGCCCGGAGCATACGGGGCGGCCAGCAACGCAGTGCGCGATCGCCCGGTCAACGTGACGCCGGCACGGCTCCACTCTCGGCGCTGGCCGTAGCCTTCCACGATAGCCGTCCACACGTACCCGTTGAGGGTGATCTCCACGAGTCGCGGCCCGGCTGCTGTCGGTTTGAGCAGGGCGAGGTGGTTCGTGTCGGCCAGTTCGAGGTCGTAGCTGCTGCCCCACGCGTCGACACTGGACGAGATCGAGACGCTTTCGATCTGGATGGGCAGCCGGTCGGGCAGCCTAACCACGGAAATACTGTTGATCACGACATAGGTCCTTCGTTGTGGGCGCACCATGTAGCAGGCGGAAACGCCTAAGTTCAGTGGGGCCAGGCCGCTGCCCAGCATCACCGGGCAGCCAAGATTGAGGCCGACATAGTTCCCAGCCGGCCAGATGGGTTCGGGATCTGGGTCAGGGTCGGGGTTCGCGCCAGGCGGAACTACACGCCAAGGGACAGCCTTGGCCGGCCCCCACGGCAGCCTGGCGGCCCGCCGAGACAGCCCCGGGTGCAGCCACCCCCACCGCATGGAGGCGCCGGCGCGCGCCGGGCTGCCGCGCCACTGCAGGGACGCCCCGCCATCCGCCCGCGGTGCCGCGTACCAAGGCAGAGCGCCTGCGGCGCGCTGAACCCTCATGAAGCCTTGCCAGTCCAGCGAGATCGCGGACCGCTCCCTGCCCTGCATGGACCAGGGGAGAACGGCAGCAGCCAACACCTGCGGCGAGCTGGCCTGCCAACGCAATGACAGCGCACGCCCGAGCAGCTCAGAAATACCCCAGGCCACCGAGTGGCCCGCCCCGATCTTTTCAGCGACGCCCCAGTCCATCACTCCCTGGGCAGTGATCGAGTCTGCCCTTCCCCATGTCGCAGATGAGACCTTTCGGACTTTCCCGGCGGCGCCACGCCACCGCATCAAAGAGGTGGAATGAAGAGCCCTGAGGACTGGCTCAGGCCCGGGACCATCGTTCCAGTCCGTGCCAAGGTCAAGAGACAAGAAGCCGCCCAACCCGGCGTGCAGCGGCCCCAAATTGAGCTGTGCGTAACGCCCGTCAAAGTCACGCATCTGCGGTTAGCCCTCGATAGCCGGCAGCACCCAGTCCTGGACGGCAGCGTTCTGCAGGCCGCGGTCATCGATGCCAAGAACCATGTACCGCATCGAAGGGTTCAGACCTCGAACACGCCAGATACCCGCCGGCGTGGATCGAGCCATCGCCACGACAATCATGGAAGTGCGCTCCAGCACCACGATTCGGCCGACGCTAGGCTGATTGAGGATCTTGAACCGGCCATCTGGGGCGTCAGGGTCTGATCCGACAGGGGCGTCGCCTGCAAGATAGCCCTTCCCCGCCCAGCGGTACGCCATCGAGACACGGGTGAGCCCGACATTCGTGCCCTTCATGGCCACCAGCTCCCGCCCGCCATTAACAAGACTTGGCCGAACTGCTGCTCGGTGGCGACTCCTGACCAGACCTCGGCCACGAACGTCACAGGGAGCATCATGGAATGACCCTCGATCTCGGGTGGGGGCACCTGTGCGACGCGGTCAGGGAAAGGTTTGTTGTGCCGTGGTACGAGAAGGCCAGGCAGCTCCCCGCGCGGCATGCCAACTGCCTCGTAGATGAACGTCGAGCTGTACACAAGCCCCTGTGTAATGGGATGGGGATAGGTAACGCTGTCCGCACCAGGCCCGCCCCAGGAGGCGAAGCTGGAAAACCTGTTGCCGCCGACCAGGTGCGCCAAGGCAGCGGACGTTGGACTACTCTGGGAATCCGGGAGATACACGGCTGCGCGGGCTTGGTCGATCGTCATCGCGGTGTTGGACGTTGAGAAGACGTATCCGTCCAAATCGCCGCCGCCATTGAACGAAGCCAGCCCGTTGCGACTGATGCACCAGCACTTCATGTCGCCAGGCTTGAAGGAAATGAAATCACCAAAAAAGTACGGAAGCCGACCATTGGCCGGCGCCGCCACCCACGGATTAACGAACAAGTAGAAGAAGCGCGAATCAGCCACAATCAACCAGGATGCGGACACGCCCGACAGAGCTGAGGACTTGGAAACGGGCACGCCGGAAGCCGCTTGGGCAACTGTTGGCGCAGGGTTTGAGCCGGTGTCGAGACCCGTCAGGCTTCCGAATCCCCGGACAAGGGCTTGGCGTGCATCCCCCACCGCTCCCGTGTCATCGACTTGCAGGTAGAAACCGGAACCAGCCACAGGATCATTGCGATACGCTCGCTTGTTGCTTGCAGTAAACGCCTTGGTCCAGCCAGCGCCTGCCTTGGCGCTGGCACCGGTACCGTAGCCGTCGACCAGAACGGCATCAAGCAGAGCGACCAGGCTGCCAACCGTTCCGCTCAGCTGCGGCGCTCCCGGATCCGAACTTGAATAAACACTCGCAAATGCACTCATGAATCAGGCTCCTGCAATGTTGCCGATGACTTGGAAGCGGGTCGAATCCGTGATGCCCTGCGGCGTGCCCGGCAGTGTGGTTCGCACCATCCAGACAGGGGCCAAGCCACCAATCGTGTTGAGGCGCACAACGTTGTTCACTGACCAACCGGTGCCCCACCCTTCGCGGCGCATGGTGAAGTACGGCTTCGCTGTGCGCGGGTTCACCGGCGCCAAATCCGCGGTGGTGTTCCCGTTGGCAATGATGCCGACCGTTTCACCGATCACCTCAAACTGCGTCGCGCTAGTGAAGCGGATGGCCCAGCGTTCCGTAATGGCATCAGCGTTTGTCACCAGCAAGGGGTAGTCGGTGTCGTTGTAGGAGGCAGCCGCTTGGCTGCCGCTGAGCTCGTCGCTCCACACGTTGCCCCACGCGGCTTGGTCAAACAGGTTCTGGACTCGCGCCTGGAGGTCCAATGAGCCGTTGGCCTCACCAAGACGCAGGGCAGTGCTGATCAACGCCTCGCCTGCCGGGAAGTCGTGGGTAAGCCCGGTGTTCACCTCAATCTCGCCGGTGATCTGCGGCTGCACGACCAGGCGGCGGTCTTCGACACGCTCACGAATGACGATAGGCAACGTGTAGGCCGAGAGGTTGAGGGGGTTGCTAAACGTCAGCGAGCCCGCATCCATGTCCGACGTGTACCACGCGCTGTTGACCGGCACCCCAGCGGCGTCGCGCACCTCAACGGATGCTTGGCGGCCCCGTCCAAAGGCAACGACCTGATCAGCGGCAGGCGATGCAACCGAATGGGTGGCGGTGTGGTGGATCAGCACAGTCTGACCAGGCTTGAACGCCGGCACCCGACCATCGCTCGGCAGTCGCACTGATTCAAGCCCGATTACCACGGCGGAAAGCGGAATGGACCTGTACACGACCGCACCGATGTAGACCGAGCCAGGAAGTGCAAGCGTCGGCATCCACACCTGGCCGCCGACCACCTCGGCCGGATCGAACCAAGGCTCCCCCTCACTGCCGGCCGCCGGCACCATGCGGCCGAACTGGACCTTGGCCACACCCGAGTCCCAATCAATGGTGCCGCGAACCATAGAACCAGCAATGACGCCGTTGATGTCGGCCGCGGCAGTCAGAAGCACGCCATCCAGCGTTGTCGCTCGCAGGGTGAAGTTCCCGGGGCGAAGCGGCGAACCCGGGGTGCGGAAGAACACCGCTGCGACACCGGGATCTGCAATACGCGTCAGGAGCGATTGAACCTGAACCGTGTTGGCGCCACCAGCAACCCACTGCGCCAGGTTCACGACGCCGCCGGCGTAGTCGATCGAACCGGCGTAGACACCGGCACCCGAGATCGGATCGACTGAATGGTAGAGGCCGCCATTGCGATCAACGTAGGTGCGGCCCTTGAACATGAAACGCACGCTGCCAGGAACAATGCTGTCGCTGATGGTGGGGGTGAGCAGCAGCTGCACCGGAGGAAGCGGCAGGGATTCTTCGGACGTTGTCTCCGCCGATCCTGCGATCATCCAGCCCATCGAGATCATCGTCCCGGCCGAGAACTGGGCCTCGACGTCCTTTCGGTAGTACCCGGTCACCTTCCATCGCTGGTTGTTGCCAAGTTCCCGGATTGGGATGGAAACCTCGTGCACGCTGAACCGCCCAGCCTGCAGGTTGACTGCGCCGGTGCTGTAATTGATGGACCCGGCCAGAGCGCCCGACGCCAGCCCCCCGACAGACACGATCACCAGATTGCCAGCGCCGTCATCCTTGGCGATGACCCGCATGATCTGGGGCGTCGCCGGCATGCCATCCTCGCCAGCCGATACCGAAATTGTCCAGTCAAGCTGGAGACTTCCTGCGCGTACGGGGCCGTTGGGCACGGCGAAGGCGACGCCACCGGATCCATCCGGTACCGGCTGGACCGTGGCCGCCAGGGCCTGGCCGTACTCGTAGGCACATGCCAGCTGGCTATTGGCATCCGGCAAGGTCACCGGCCGAATCATTACCTCACCGGTGGCATAGGCGATCGAACCAAGAGTAACGCCACCGATAAGCAGACCACCGGCCCCGTCATCCGACACGGGCACCGAGTTGCCATCGATGCGCAGCGTGAACGACGCAGTGCCAGGCACAACGCCTCCATGCCCCAGCATGAAGTGCAGCGCGGGGGGCGCAATGGCTACGTCACCCGTGCGCGCCTCAGCCAGTACAGGCGTTCCCCAGCCAATCAGCACGCTGCTGTCAAGGTCCGGCAGCGCCCCGGCGGTGAGCACCACGGAGCCGGTGGCATAGTTCACCGAGCCACTTCCCTGCCCCGGCTTGCCGATCAACTGCCCCAAGCCGTTGTCACTGAGGCGGACCCACTTGCCGAGTGCCCGGTAGTCAACGACCACTGTACCAGCGGCCGGCAGTGGATCAATCTGGAACAGCCAGTTGTAGCCTTGGTTGTTCTGGGTCACCTTGATCTCATCGGTGAACCCCTGCTGCACGATGGCGCCGGCGGGGGTGGCGGTGATGCTCACGCTCGTGGTCCCCGCGCCATTGGCGTTGGCAAGACTCACCGATCCCGACAGGTAATCGACCGTCCCTGACCACGGCGAGGCGGTCGCAGACGCCAGCTCCCCGCTTCCGTTATCGGTCAGCTCGATGCTGCCGACCAAAAGCTTCAGCGACCCCACCGCAAACGGGTTGCCCAGGAATCGCACGACGGGCACGCCCGCGGCGAAAGCACTGGAGTACGCCAACGCCAAGGAGCCGGCCGGCCCCGAAGGCACATAGCTGATCGTCCCCAAGCCAGCCAGCACATCGCTCACCGCCGTTTCGGCGGTCGAGGTGGGCACGATGTTTACATAAGGGGTGTCCACGATAACTGACAGGTCACCGGGCTTTCCGTCGGAGACGAGCCGCTTCACGCTGTGGTAGCTGGTCGCGTCCACCACGTTGGTTTCATAGATTCGGGTGGGTGGTTTGGTGCTGGTGTAGCGAATAGCCTCCTGCCCGAAGAAGTCGTAGGCAAGCGCGTTCACCGTTTCGATCACCAGCACGTCTCGCTCGAAGGCGCCGTCCGCATCGTAGAAAGTGCGCGTGGTGCGCGAGAGGATTCCCTTGACCCGGATGTACTGCTCGTTGGGCGGATACCCCCCTCCGCTGGTAGTCAGGCAGAGGTTGTCGTTGATGTCGGGGCTGGGCGCGTCTTTCATGCAGTAGAACTGCAGCGCCATCTGACCGATGAAGTGGTTGCTGAGCAGGATGTAGCGGGACTCTACGCCGCGAGTGATATAGCTCTCGACTCGATTCTTCGCGTCCAGCCGCACATCGCTATACGAGCCCGTGGCGAACATGGTGACGGTCACGCGCGGATCGACCGGCGGATCCAGCAGCACGCCGATGGCGTCCTTGAGCACGTCCGTGCCAGGGGTATCCACGTGCACGAACATCTTGCGCAGCGTCGCGCGACCAGTGGTGCGCTCCTCATCGCCGATGTCGGGGAACAGGTTGTTCATCTGCCCGTCCACGATCTCGGCCTGAACCATGCGGCCACCGCCGTCAGGGTTGTCGGTGAGCCGCTGGGACTGGCGCATTTTGATGTCAGTTGCGGAAATGGGCATCGGTTACACCGTCATCAGTCGAAGGGTGATTGAGTAGTAGTCGCCGTCCAACGCGGGAACGGCGAACCTGATAGGTTCGGCCTCGATGCCAGGTCCGTCGGTGCGGCGCCAGGCCACCGAGAGCTCACGGTCTCCGCCGTTATGTGCGGGCAGCACCAGAGCCAGCGGCGTGGTGCGTGGCTGCTCTTCGCTGGCTTGCAGGGCGCGCAGAACATCGAGCGTCACCGCCCCCACCCACGCTGTTCCGTCTCGCTGGGTCTGCAGCGTGATCGGGCGGCCAGCCTGCAGTGAAGATTCCTGGACGATCTTGGCCCCAGTAAGACTGGTCTTAACCGTCTGCCCCACCCGCCACGCGGTGAACTCGTCGATCCACTGGAGGTCGGCAGGAAGCTCGACCCCGGCCAGCAGGATGCGGCTCATGCTGACCTCCCGGAACGCACTGATACGCTTCTGCTGCGCGCGATCTTCTGCAGCACCAGTGGCGCCACGAGGTCGGACAGCCGCTCAGCCTGCTCGCGTTCGGCAGCTGACGCGCTGGCGGCAATGCTACGGCTAGGGCCGGTCCATTCAATTCGGAGTACCTCAGGCGTGCCCGCGGTGACGCCCCCGACGCGCTTGGCGTCTGCGGCCGCCTGAGCTGCAGCGGCTTCTTTCGTTGCCCTGAGACGATCATCAAGGGCCTGCTTGGCGGCCCGGTCACGTTCGGCAAGCTTCGTTTCGATCTGGTTCTCGATCTGCACCAGTTCCTCCAACTCGCTGGCACCTACTAAGTTGAAGCGAGCAGCCAGTTCCTTGCGCTTACCCGTCAGGTCGTCCATGCCTTTCAGTATTTGGGCCTGCTCTTCCTTGTAGGCCTTGAGGTCCTCACGCTGGTCGTAAAGACCGTTCCAGATGTTCGCAAACTGCTGGAGACCATTCGGCCCGCCGATCTGACTCAATAGCTCCCAGGTCTTCGCCGAGACCTCCCCCATCTGCAAAGAGAATCCTTGCGCCGCTACCGCCGCACCACCCAAGTCACCGCCAGCGCCCTTCGCTGCTCCACCTGCAGCTTCAAGATTGTTGGCCGCCGCGGCCGCCTCGGCGGTTACACCGGCAAGCGAGGCCGTGGCTTGGTCAGCCCCTTCCTTGATGGTTCGCATGGCCGCGCCGCCCTTCTCTCCTTGACGGTCCAGTTCCTTGTTTGTAGCCAAGAGCGCGCCTTGCATCGCCAACTGCTGGTCAACCTGCTTCTGCTTCCACAGATCACTGTCTGCTACCGCGGCGCGAGAGGTGTTGGCGTAAGCAGCGAATGCCCGGCGCACGTCCTCGATGCTAGCTCTGCCCTGGGACGCGCCACGGCGGATCGCTTCGAATGCGTCCTTTGCGGCATCACGAGCAGCATTGAGGGATGCTTGCGACTGGATACCAAGCCGGCCGAACTCGTCGTTCAGCGGGTTCATTGCATTGGTGATCTCGCGGATGCGCGCGTTCAACGCCGAGGCTGAGCGGGCTGCCTGATCGAACCCCAGCTTCCCCCGCTGCCCAGCCGCCTCAAGCACGCCGCCAAGCGCCCTTGCCTCATCCAAGGTGGCCACGTTGCCCAAGGCCGCCTTGAAGGCGGTCTCGATCTGCGCACTGGTCGCGAGGGCGTTCTCGGTAATCGCCCCGAACGCTGCAACGGTATCGCGACCAGCCTCAGTGAACTTCAAGCCCATCTGCTCGGCCGAAACCCCGAGCCTTTGCAGCGCTGCCTGGAGGGTTTGCTGGAGGATCGTGCTGGTGTTCAGCGCTGCGTTGGGGAGCGAATCAAAGGCGGCGGTCGCCGCAGCTTGAAAACGCCCCAGCTCCTCGCCACTGAGCTGCCGCAACGTCGCCAAGAGGCCGTCCCGCACGTTGCTATTGGCCGCGCCGCCCTGCTCAGCAATGGAGGCAAGTGCCACCCCAACGTTACCCAGGCTATCGGTGTCGGCAAAGTTCAGGCCATCGAACAGCTCGCGGATCGACTTTCCGGCCAGCTTTGAATCGCGGTCGATGCCTTGCAGCTTGTCGACCACGAGCTGCGCACCTGATCCGATCCCGTTCTTTAGGGCGTCACCAGCTACCCTCGTGCCTTCGGCTACCGCCTCGTACCCCTGCCGGACACCCGCCAGAGCACTCTGTACAGCATCCAGCTGCTTAAGCTGCTCATCCGTCGCGATGCCCATTTCTTTCTGTCGCAGCAGGAAGCCGAACTGAGCGGCCAAGTACTGCTTCAGGCCATCCAGACCCGCGATATACGAGGTTCGCTGAGCCTCGGTCATGGCCGCCACTTCAGCCGACGTCTTGACCGACACATCGCGGTACTGGATCAGCGAGTTTGCTACTTCCTTGCGAGCCACAGCCTCCTTGTACATCTCATCTTGAAGCCGACGGCTGAACTCACCCGCCTCCTTGCTGGCCGCACTGTTCTTTCCCAGCTCCTCGCCCAACGCCTCGCCCATCGACTGCAGCCCCTTAGCAGCCAGCTCCAGGCCAAGTAGGGCAATGGTGATAGGCACCACGCGCGGGATAGATTTGAGGATGTTCCCAAGCGTCATCGCGCTGCGGCCGGCCGCATCACTAGCCGCAGCATTGGCAAGTTGCGCCCGCGTCGAGGCAATAAGAGCGATGCGCCAGGTGTTGAGCTGGACGATTGCTTTGATGATGGTGAAGGTGGCATAGGCCTTCGCCATCGTGATGATGGCCCCGGAATGATCCATCACGAACTGGGTGGCACTCTTGGCTGCATTGGCCAAGGTCACGATCCCATCGGCGGTCTGCTTGGCCCAACGGGTGAGGGTGCCGTCCTTCGCCAGTCGGTCGACGGTGGCAAGCATGTCGGTGAGCTGGGCCTTGAAGTAGGTCAGCACACCCTGATCGGCGACCTCCTGCTTCCAGTCCTTGAACCGTTCGGTGGCGGCCTTCCACAGCCCGGCAATGGTGCCAACTTTGGCCGCCGCGGCTGCGCCGCCGTAGGACTCATTGAGCACGTCCAGGATGATGGCCTGCGCCTCTGCGACCCGGCCAGTGGCCTCCAGCTGCTTGATGAGCTGCTTCTGGCTATCCTCCAGGGTGAAGCCCTGTTTGCTCAGCGACTCCATCGCCTTGGACGGGGTCTGCAACGCCTTGCCCACCACCTCGGCAGACTGCTCCAGGCTCATGCCGAGCCGCTGCGCCTGGTCAATGGTGATTTGCATCGCAGCGGGGAACTGCTGCCCCACGATGTTCGTATAGGACAGCAGCCGCACTTGAGCGGCAGAGATCTGCCCATCATCGAACAATCCGCCCCGCAGTTCCTTGCGCATTTCCGCGAGCTGGGCAGCCGTAAACTCGCCCTGTCGACCGGTCGCGGCCAAAGCTGCTTCAATCTGGGCCAGCTCCTGCTCGGCGTCGCTGCCCTCGACTACGATGCTCTTGATGCCTTCAACGACCTTGTTGAAGCCGATGAATCCGAGCACGGTCGCAGCGATGCCCTTCAGCTTGCCCATGATCGAGCTGGTAACTGCGGCCGCGTCCCCAAGCTCGGTCGTTTCCTGAGCCGCCTGGCCGGCACGCTCGCGGTACGCCTTCAGGGACTCGGCTGCGGCAGTGCTCGCCTTGGCCTGGGACCGGAAACCGGCATCGCTTTCCTCGATCTGCTGGTTCCGGCGCCTAGCTTCCGCCCCAGCTTCAGCCGCTTCCTTGGCTTGATCAGCGAAGGCTTGAGCTGTGCGCGCCGCTTCGTCGCGCAGACGGCGTTGACCTTCCTCCAGTTGGGCCGTGTTGACGCCCAACCCGCCCAGCGCGGCATCGGCCTTGACCACGGCCTCCCATTGCTTGCTCAGGGAGGCTTTCAGCTTGTCGCCTTCAGCGCGCAAGCTCTTCTGCGCGTTGATCAGGTCCTTGGACGGCGCCTCTGATTCCGCGATCTTCAGGCTCAGCTGATAGGCGGCGCGCTGGTTCGCGTCGAAACTCTTTTCCAGCTCCGATAGCGTGCCGAGCATTCCCTCGAACGCATCTGCCTTCTCGGCCGTCGCATTGAGGTCGGCCAGCTTATCGACGAGCTTGGCCGTATCGGCCATCGCCGATTCGGAGGCGACGCCCATTTCGGACAACGCCTGGCGCAGTTCGTCCACGCCTTCGGTACCGCTGGTCTCCAGGACCAGCCGCAACGCTTCTTCGAATGCCGTGTTGCTCGCCATCAACGCTTCCTCTGTCGTGCCAGTTGCAGCTGCCGGACCAGCTCGCTGCTGCGGTATTCGTTCATTTCCCGGGCCAGCCTGGCTGCCGTTACCTCGCCCTCGCCCATCACCATTTGGTAGGCGCTTGGCCCGGTCAGCGTGCGCAGCTTCCTGCGGCCGTCGCGGCCGGAGGGGGCAGTGGCGTCCCGGGAGAACTGGCGAACCACCATGCGCAACTGCCCACCGACCTTGGCGATGAACGCCGAGGCGTAGACCTTTCGCTTACCAATCTGGATGCCGGCGGTGGCACCCACCGTCTTTCGCCCTCCCCAACGGCCACCGAATCCGATCAACGGCAGTTTCTTCGTGGAGGCGTTCAGGGCCAGATACTCCCCTCCCGCATCCGCACCGGAGCGCACTGTGAAACGGCCACCCAGGTCGCTGGCCTTGACGTTGTAGATATCGCGAATCGCCTTCTTCGCGGCAGGCTCGAACCGCCGGCGGACCGACGCGATCGAACGGGAATCTGCCTTGGCGATGGCAGCAGCACTCACGCCATCCACCTGGGCTGCCAGGCGCGCCAGCGCCGCGGCGTTCAGTCGAGCAAACGTGTTGACGGACTTGGTCATCGACCGCCGCCCGCGCACAAAGAGGACGGCGCCCAATCGGGCGCCGTCCGGCGCAGACCGTTGCAGGTCTGCGCCTGCATCAGCCTGCCGTCTGCTCGTACACCGCGAAGGTGTACAGCGCGGTTTCCTCGGAGCGGAACACCACCGAGCCGGTCAGGGTCACCTGGATGGGCTCATCGCTGAACCAGTCCACGTCGCCGTCCACGGTCAGATCGACCTGCGGGATCCGCAGCAGACCGTTCTCGCCGCTGATGCGATCCTGCACGTCGCCCAGGATCATGAAGGCCTTGTTCGGCACCGCGCCACCGTTGATGGCGGTCTGCAGGTAGCCATCGAACTCGTAGGAAAGCGTGAGTTCGTCGCCGTGTGCGATGGTGCCGCCAGCCTTGGGGATCAGCAGGCCCTGACGGTTGTCGATCACATAGTCGACGCCGGCCTGCAAGGTGGCCGCCCCCTTCTTGACTACGGGCACCGGCGTGGCGAGCACGAAGCGATGGCCGAGATCGATCGGCGTGTCCTTGCTATAGACGGTGACCACCTGGTCGGTGACCTCGCCAGCGGCGACGGTCGAGGCGACCGCGCTGCCGTAGAGCATGCGGGCGAGGATCGCCGGCGGCACTTCCAGTGCGCCCACACTGATGCCGGTGGTGCCGGGGTTGGCATCGGTGTGGATGATCTGGCCATAGCGGTCATCCCGCCGCTTGCTCTTCACCTCGGTCGTGTCGCCAGCCTCATAGCTGAACGTCAGCGAGCTCTGCTCGAGCGGCTTGTTGCCGAACTTATCGTCCGGATCCGGAATGACCGGAATGCGGTTGGCACCGGCGCCGTGCTCGTAGAAACGCAGATCACCGGCAAACTTGCGGACCTTGGGCTGTTGGGCCATGGGGGGTTCTCCTAGGGATTGGACACGGGCTGGAAAATCTCGGTCAGACCGGCCCGCGCGGTGATCTGAGCGACAACACTGGAATGGCCTTTGTCATCGGTGACCTCGGCCAGCTGCGAATCGATAAGTTCGAACTTGGTCAGACCCAGCGGCAGGCCGCGGGAATCAAACGTCAGTACGCGCACGAGGTCATGCCGGGCACGGTGAACAAGGCGATTGGGCCGCTGTTCGTCCTCATGACGCGGAACGCTGAATTCAATCGTTACCCCGACATCGGAGCTGGACTGCGCACGGCTTCCCGCGCTGAAGGTGATGCGGTCACAGACGATGGCAGTGGCGGCGCCAGCGAATTCCGAGGGCGCGTCCTCGTCATCCAGCAGAATCAAGCCGGCGCCGATATCGGTATAGAAGCCCGCAGTGCGGCTGATCAGGCGCACGCGTGCCGCCAAAAACTCAAGCAGTTCCCAGCTGGCGGGTTCGGCCAGATCAGGCACGACGCACCAGCCACCGGCTCACTGAGCCGTCATCAGAGAGAGGTTCGGCGTTGATGTAGGTATCGCCATCGACAAGGATCCGGCCCTTCTGCACCGGCCGGAAGCCAGCTCTACAGACGTAGGCGATTTCGACTCGGCCAGCCACGAACTGCTTGAGACCGCCAATCATTTCGCAGTCGCGGTCCACGTAGACCTGGCACGGCACGGCGGCGCCACCCTCCGGCGGCGTGTACGCCCCCGAGTCAGCCATGCCCGCTGCAGCGAAGCTGGCATGCAGGCTGGCGTCCAGCCCGGCAAGGAATTCCCGTTGGCTCATTACCGGCGGTCCTCCCGGCGGCTGGTGACGCACAACGCCAGGACCACGCACAGGACGACCACCGCAAAGGCCAGCAGCGTGCTCACGGCTTCACCTCGGTTCCTTGGATAGCGCGGACCTGTTCGGCCCGACCGTTGAGACGCTCGATGACGGCGCGACGCTGCGCGGCAACGTCGAAGCACTGTGCGATGGGCCCCTCGGGGACCGCCTCTGTGCGGGTGAGCGCGGACGGAATGGCGACGTACACCCGGCGCTCAACCACAACCGCCTGAGGGGCCACCGCGCACTGCGCAGGGCCCGCCTCCGGCTTGGTGCGACCGCATGACGCGAGCAATGCGGCAATCGCCGCGATCATCAGTAGCCGGAGAATGCTGGGCATGATGCCTCTACCTCGGTAAGGGCCAGCGCGCAGCGCGTTTCACGCGCCTGACCGGCATAGCGATTCATGAACTGCTTCAAGGTCTGGTTCGCGTCAGCCTCGCGGGCCTCGGCCGCAGCGAGGGCCGTATCGCTTTGTTGCTTGAGGGTCACTACCTGGCCCTGCGCCGCGCGCAGCTCCGCTTGAAGCACTTCAACCGTGCGGCTGTATCCGGCGTTGGCAGTGGCCAGCTCAGCCACGCGCGTGGTGGCGCCGCCCTTTTCGGCGGTGCATGCGACGGCAGCGCCTTCATACGTGGCGGCGTCGGCGGCCGCGGCTGCCCGCGTGACAAACAGGCTGACCGACAGCGCGATCACGACTACGACCAGGGCACCGATCGTCCACAGCAGCGGCTTCACCGTGAGGGCTGAGGGGAACTTCATCGGGCACGCTCCGTCAGGCCGGCTTCGTCCTCACGCCGACCGCAGAGGCCAGCCTCCAGGTTGGTGCCGCGCCACAAGCGGCACATCTGGCGGATCTGACCGGCGACGCAGTGAACGTCGGATCTAGGCAGGCAGGTATCGCGAATGGCGCGCATCTCCGCGCGGGTCGGACCGGACATCGATGTGCCGCGGTTGTAAACCAGGGAGACGAGCGCACCTTGGGCGTCAGCGGGGAGAGCATCGAAGCGCTCAACGCCGAAGGCGCGGCGTGCGCTGGCGCGGTATCGCGGCAGCGATGCCAGCGCGAACACGTCGCTGGCCATCCCGAACGGCACAGTCACGTCGCGCAGGTCCCGCACAAGGGGCTGGGCCGCTTGGCCCGTGATCCCTGCCGTTGCCTGAAGCCGGGAGGCCGCATCGTGGGCTGACCAGTCCAGGCCGATCTGCTGCCGGGTCTGGTGACCACCGTCATACCCGATGCCCCATGTGACGCCAGAAGCACCACCTGGCCAGATCGGCGCCTGGTAGCGGCGAGCGTATCGGGATGCGCTGCCAACCTCCCAGCGCACAATCAGCGCCACGGCGGCAGGCGAGATGGCGGACGCTGCTGGCGCGGCATTGACCGACGGCGGCGTCACGTGCTGCACGATCTCCTGCAGGGCGACAACCGCCGGCATCACTGCCGTGGCGGTGGCTTCCTGGACCGAGGTAACCACCGGGCTCGTAGCTTGGGTCACCTCAGCCCGCGCCTCGACCATTGCCGAGGGCGGCGCCGCCGACGCAGGCAGCTGCCCGCAGCCGGCCAGCGCCACGGCCAACAGGACACACAACAGACGGGCAGTCATCGGGCGATCCAGAAGAATGCAACGAACAGACCGACTAGGCAGAACCACTCCGCTCGGTCGAGCAGCAACATCCGCCAGGCCGATGCGTCGCCGCCTCGGGCCGCCTCGTGGAGCCTCTGCTCCTCGGAGACGTTCAGGTCATACAGATAGGTCCGCTTGAACAGCCAGGCGCCCGCACATGCGGTTGCCAGGTACGCGGCAGTGATCGGCAGCTGCAGGAGCTGCGCCAGCACGTCGGCGCCGATGGTGCGATCAAGCGCGCCCAGCAGAATCCATCCGAGCAATGCCAGGAAGACCAGCACCGGCAGCCAGACGACGAATTCCTGCCAGCGATTGAAGAAGGTGAGGATGCGATTCATGGTGTCTTCTGCGCCTGTTCGACAGTGTTGAGACGACGCTCCAGCTCGGCGATCCGCCAGATCACCCCGTTATCCAGCTTTGCGTTGACCACCTGCACGTCGCTGGTTACCTGCTGGAGCCCTTTGCCCTGCTCTGCCTGGATGCTGCGGATGTCGTTGAGCATCCAGCTCACCACGCTGCCTGCGATGGTCAGTACGAACGGCAGCGCGTAGATGGCGACCTTGAGCGCCACCGAGGCAAACTTTCCATTCATTGCCCGATCCAGCTGGGCGTTTGCATCAGTGGTGCTCATCGATCCCCCTGTGTAGATAGAAGCTCCACCACCGCACACGCCACCCGGGCGCCTGTGTGCGGTGGTGGGCTGACTGTTACGCCGCCTTGACGGCGCCGACGCCCGGCAGGAGCTTGGCGACGACGGTGGTTTCACCGGCTGCGGAAGCAGCGATGGCGATGGCGCAGTTCTCCAGGTCGCCTGCGTCGGCGCCGGTGACGATGAACTGGCCGCCCTGCACGTCCCAGTGCAGCTTTGCGCCACCAGCCACAACGGCGCTGGCAAGCTTGGGGAAGGTAAATGCGCGCTCGATCTGCACAGCGACCAAGTCACCGAGCTTGGCATCGGTCACCGGCACGGCCAGCGCCGATCCATAGACGAAGGGGACGCCGGACTTCACGTCCGCCGGGGCGGGGATGGTGATCGTGTCACCGCTGCTGTGTGCGTTTTTCATGGCTGTGCTCCGTGATCAATGGAAGGCACGGACCGAAGTCCGGGCCTTGTGTCTTACTGACCGGCGTTCTTGTAGAGGCCGCGCGGGTCGATGGCCTTCGCGCCGAAGATGTGGCGGCACTTGACCTGCACGCCGTCCACTTCGAAGCCGTTCTTGGTCTCGGTGAACACGCCCTCGTGACCTTCCAGGTAGGCGTACTCGATGGTGTCGATCACGCCCGGCTCCGCTGCGCCGTACCATGCGATCTCGCTGCCGTCGTGCAAGCGGGGCTCCACGATGGGGGTCAGCGTCACGCCGGTGACATTCAGGTCAGCGCCCTTGCCAGCGATGATCGAGGCGTTCGTAACCTTGAGGGCAACCTCTTCCAGCCCCGGCGGCACGATCAGGAACTTCGGGCGCACGGTGATGTAACGACCATCCAGACCCTTCTGCAGGGTCATCTTCTTGCGCATGTCCGACAGCGGGTTGGGCTTCTCCGGATCGAGCGCATCCGCAAGCGCAGCGGGCGTGCCCAAGTTGCCGTGTTCGGCGTGGAACAGCGCCTTGCCATCCGCCATCTTCGGATTGCCGGTCAGGATCGCGTAGACCAGGTCCGATTCCAGGTCCGCGGCGCTCGCACCGAAGGCGAACGGAATGCGGCTCAGCGCATCCAAGTCGTCGTTGACAACGGTCTCCCAGGTCAAGGCGACGATGCGGCCGAACTTCTGGACCGCGTACTTCTCGGCACCTTCGCCGATGGTGCCCTGCTCGTACTCACCACCCTCCACCACACGCTTGAGCGACGGTGCGCCGCCCAGCTGGACACGGGTGATTTCCTTGAAGTCCGGCAGGGTTGCCTGGCGGCTGAACGGGAGGAACGTGCGCTGCGTGCCTTCGTAGCCAGCGCGCAGACTGCGGCTCACGACATTGCCGAGAATCGCCGGGAAATCGCTGGTGGACTGCAGCGCCTTGACCGCAATCTCCTGCTTGGACATTCCCTTCGGGTTCTGGCCAGCGCGGGCGAGTGCGTCGCGCGCCATGTCCTGCAGGTCCATACCACGGAAGCTGGCAGCCGGTCCTTCCAGCTTGTGCGCTGCCGGGTTGGAACGGTGCATCAGCGCGGCGATGGCGCCGTCGCGATAGTTCTTCGTTTCGTCCTGGGTGAGCTGACCCGACGGAGCACCGGCGGGCGCACCGGTCGCGGACGGCGTGGCGGTGCCGAGGAAGGCAAGCAGCTTGGTGCCGATCGCCTCGACGGTCAGGTCGGTATCGTCTTCGCAGTCGCGGAGCAGGGTCGCCAGGGCGGTCTGATTCAGATCGCCGCGGGCCTGGAACGGGGCAAACTGCGCGCGGATGGCCTCGCGGCGAGCCGCCAGTGCCTGCTTCTGTTCGGGGGTGAGCATGGTGTTGTCTCCGGAGGGATTACCGGCATCCGCCGGCGGGGTGTTCGCGGCCGGTTCGGCCGGCGGATTCTGGGTATCGATGGGCGCTTGGGTGGTGCTGGCTGCCGGCGCAATGACCGATGCGCGCGGAGCGCGGAGGACAGCGGCGAAGGTCAGACTGCTGTAGCGGGCGGAGGCTCCACGTGCCGTCACGCGTTGGGCCAGCGCAGCGGCAAAGGCGCGCGCCTGCTCATCCGGGTCCGCTTCTTCAACAGCGTCGGAATCGACAGCGTCGGCGAAGCCAGCAGCCACCGCTTCCTCACCGGTGTAGTAGTGGTCCTCGCCGTCCTGCAGCAGGCCGAGGATCTCCTCCTTCGACTTGCCAGACTTCTTCACATACGCGTCCGCCATGGATGCGCTGAAGGTGTCCAGCACGTCGGCGTACTGGCGCAGCTCCTTGGCGTTGCCGTAGACACCGCCCCAGGGTGCATGGATCATCAGGATCGAGGTGGGCGGCATGCTCACGGTGTCGCCGGCCATTGCAATGAGCGAAGCGCTGGACATGGCAACACCGTCAACGGTGACCGCCTTTGCCGCCTTGTGCCGCTTCAGAGCGTTGTAGATCGCCAGGCCATCGGCCACGCTGCCGCCGTAGCTGTTGATGCGCACGTTGATCGTCGCGACCGTGCCGTCCAGGTCGTTGAGCTGCTGGGCCACCGACTGCGCGGTAACTGATTCGGTCCACCAGCTTTCACCGATATCCCCGTAGATCAGCAACTCGTAAACGCCATCGGATTCTGCGACAGGCTGAAGCCGCATCAACGGCTCGATCTTGGGGCGCTCCGGCATGTCGCGCGGCCCGGCCTGCGGGAGGGTGGAGGACAATGCCAGGGATGCGGCGATGGCGCTGGTAAGCTGCGTGGTTTTCATCAGGGGGTGTCTCCGGTGCTGATCGGACGAGAGCGCGATGCGCGCTGCCGCTGGTTGCCGTTCTCTTCGCGGCGGCCGGTATCGTCGGCGTCCGGATAGGTCGCCTCGCCCGTTCGGGCCTGCGTGACGCCCGCGCCGCTCGTGTAGCGGGCGTCGCTGTCGAACACCAAGCCCAGCTCTTCGGCCAGTTTTCGTTCGCGCGAGATCTCTTCGAAGGTGTCCTGCACTCGCCCGCCACGTTCGGCGATGCCTTGGGTGACCGACTGCCAGCCACCACGGGCAAGTTTCATCAGCCCGTCAGCTTCACGGCCCGGGTCGATCCACGGCATCTTCGGCCCACGGAAGTTCGCCTGGGCAACGGTTTCGGGGCGGATGTGGGCTGGCACCTTCAGCTGGCCGGAAGCAATTGCCATCTGGACAAATCGCTCCCAGATCGGCTGAACGAATCGGGAGACAAACTGCCCCGTCATCATCCGGTAGCCGTCGAAGGCCTCGACCAGCTCTTGCCGCTGCGCGCTGTAGGTGCCGTCATAGTCACCGGACATGCTGGAGTAGCTGAGCTGGATCGCCCGCGACACCGCACGCATCATCGCCATCCGGAACCGCTCCAAGGCGGTGTTCGGACGGTTCGGGTTGATCATCTCGATCGATTCCCCCGGCAGCGTCTCAGTGAAGATGGCGCCGGCTTCCAGCAGGAAGTCTCGCTCTTCGGGCCGCTGCGGCTGACCGTCAGCGGTCTGCAACGGGGCGAAGTCGGCCATGTCCTTGTCGCGCTTGATGTACGCAGCGATGCGCGCCGCAATCCGCGCAGCAACGCGCTCGGATTCCTCGTAGTCCTTGATGTCGATCAAGCGGTCGATGGCACTGACGAACAAGCTAATACCGCGCAGGCCAGAAAGACGCTTGCGAACTGCGAGATGCAGAAAGCGCTGAGCAGGCACCTCCTTCAGCGCCGCCATGCTGCTCCAACCTCCATTGCCGGGGTGGTTCTTGTAGACCATGTACGCAATGGGCTGACCCCATTCATTGCGCTGGATACCGGCGCTGATGCGCTTGTCGGCGTCGTCATACTCCAATGGCACTACGTCCGCCTCCAGCAGCTCGATGGACAGCGGCACAGCCGTGGCATGGGTGATGTACTTGGCGGTCCCCTCGACCAACTGTGTGAACTGCTCGCCGTCGCGCAACCAGCTGCGGCAGGCCAGCTCCTGGCATTGAACCCAGCTCATGGTCCGGGTTACGTCCGGCGATACGCACCACTGGCGCCAAAGGTTCAGGAGCTGGCGCGAGAAGTCGTCATCGATGTTGTCGTAGTCGTCGCCAGCCCTACCGTCGCGCGGCGTTGGCTCAATGCTGATACCCGACGGACCGACAATGTTGCGGACCAATGTGCTGAGCGCACCATCGACCAGGTCGTAGTTTCGCTCCAAGTCACGAACCGTCGCCCGCACCGTGGCAGCGTCGCGAACCACCATCCGCTCGCTGGTGCTGTTGTCCCGGCTCTTCTTGCGACGCTTGGTCGACCGGCCACCTTCATAGGCAGCCATGACCTGGCGCGCGAACATGCGACGGGCGGCATAGCGCGGGGCGAAAACCGCGATGCCACGCTCAAGTGCGTTTGGCTTAGCCATTGAACACTACCGTCCGGTAGCGCAGGCTACCGCCGCTGCCGCCGCGCCCGCGCTCAACCGCTAGCTTGGCCTCCAGCTCGCGGATCGCTCGTCGGATCTCAGCGAGCTCAGCCTCCTGCCTCTGGCGTTGATCGAAGCGCACACTGAAGCCCGCAGTAAGGATGCGGGCTTCAGCTGCCAGGTAGGCGTCCAGTCGTTGCTGTGTGTTCGACATGGATACGTAAGGTATACATGTCGGTGTACGCGATCATGGTAAATCGCGTACTTTCTTCAAGCGCCACGAATCCGCTTCACGGCACGACCTGGGTGGTACTTGTAGGCAGCCGTTCGGCTCACCCCGTGCTTCCGTGTGATCTCGCCAATCGTCAGACCGGCATGCCAGTCCGCGCATATCGCCGCGCCATTCACGTCCGGACGGGACCGATAGCTCACCCGTTTTCCGGCGAACACGTCCAACTGCACGGTCACCAACATGTCGGCGATCTGGAGTGCAGCATGGGCGGGTATGCCAGGCTCAGCCGCACGAATAGAGGCTACGTAGGAATCCCGAAGTTGATCGAGCAACTCATCGGCCTTGATGTCTTCTGCCATCGCGACCTCAGTTCGACTCGGCCCAGCCGCCACGACGGCGCGCAGGCTTGGGTGTTCCACGGGAATCCGCAACGACCGGCTTAGCAAGCGCGCCCGATGTTTCACGGGAATCAGAAGGTGCTACGGTCGCGGCGAGGCGAGTCTCGAGTGCATCCCAATCCGCCTTGGTATACCGGTGCAGACGCACCTCCGAGTGGTGTGCCGCGGCATAGGCATACACCCATGTGTCCAGCGGTTCGTTTCTCACGACGCGCTTCTCAAACCGGTTCTTGACTGGGTTGTAGACCTCCGACACCAGGCCGGGGTAGAACTCGGCCGGAAGCTCTTCGCTGAACCGGACAAGCCTTGCATCGGCTTGACGCTCGGCGTCCGCTGCCAGCCGGCTGTACAAGTAGTGCTTCGCCGCGACGGTGCCGACGTGGTTGATGATGATGCCGCGCTTGTCCGTCTTATCGTTCCAGGTCACGTCCGCCAGCTTGCCCTTGGACAGGATGGGCGCGTTGTTGGGGACGGCACCGAAGATGCACATAACGCGAGTGACTTTGCGCTGCCGCACATAGTTCTTGACGGCCTCAGTGCGATGACCGCCGGCATCAATGGCGGTGGCAACCGACCGCAGCATGACCCCGTCCTCTCGCTCGATCGGCCGATTGAGCAGGTCGGTAAGTGCAAGCCATACTGCCTCTTCCGCAGGGTCTCCCTGCAACTCGACGTAATCCAGCGTCCAAGCCGTCATTCCCCTGCCCCAGCCGATCATATGGACGGCGAGACGGCCGTCTTGGGTATCCACGCCGACAGTGATCGCAAGAACCCCGCGCGGCGCATGCCGCAGCCTGTACGGTTCGGCCCGGTCGGAGATTACGTTGTGCTTGACCGACCGCATCTTGGGGTCTTCCCAAGTCTCTGCCAGTCGGTCGTTGATGAAGGTCTTCAGCGCAGCCGGATCGTTCTGCGCGTCGAGCCACTCACGCACCAGATCAACCCAGCGCGGCCCCAGCCCGAACTGATAGTAAAGACAGTTGATGTGGTAGCCGCGGATGGGGGAGTCAGGGTTTGCGGCCACCCACCGGCCGGCGGCGATCATGTCCGATTTGTGATGCTCTTCGATGCAGGCACCGCAGTCGCTGCACGCATACCACGCATGCTTGGTGTCCGGCGACCAGTGCAGTCCGCTCCACTGCAGGTGCTGGAAGTGACCGCAGTGCGGGCAAGGCACGTGGTATCGACGCTGGTCCGACTTCTCGTACAGCCTGTCGATTCGGCTGAGCCCCGCGATGCCCGGGGTACTGATGTACAGGCGCTTGTACGTGGTCGGGAAGGACGACGTGCGACCGTCCAGCATCTTGACCGGGTCGTCGCCCGTCAGCAGCACCTGGGGCGCCTCGTCGATCTCATCCACCACCAGGTTCTTCACGGTCGTGGACTTCAGCCGCTGGGGGCTACCCATGTGCTCCACGTACAGCTGCCCGCCGGCGAAGTCCTTGAAGGTGCGCTGGTTCGAGCTGTCCCGGCTGGCGGTGCTGCTCAGTGCTTTGCGCACCGCCTGGCACACCTCGATCATCGGGTTGAGCTTCTGGTTCACCCACTTGTTCATGGATGCCTCGCCCGGCAGCGCGTACATGATCGGCGCAGGGGCGTAGTCCATCCAGTACGCAATCGAGTTGGTGGCCACCTGGCTCTTGCCGAACTGGATGGGGAACTTGCAGGCTTGATCGTGAACCGGGCTCCGCGCGGACATGTTGTCCATCGGCTCGCGCAGCGGCGGGTTGCGGTCGGTCACCCACCGCCCTGGCTTGCTGCTTCCCTTGCTGGACAGGCGCATGTGCTCATCGCACCACTGGGAGACGGTCATCGGGCGGCGCGGCTGAAGCGATCGCGCCAGGACCGTGGTCAAGCGCTGGGCAACGGACCCGCTCATTCGGCCACCACGACAGCCGCAGCCCTGAAGCCACGGCTCATTTCTTCCAGAGCGTGACTCACCTCGTTCCAAACCAGTTCGCGGCATCGCGCTTCGTCAACGGTGGCCGCCAGCAGTGGGGCAAGTGTGTCCGCCATGCGCTCCAGTTCGACGCGGATCGCGGTGGCCGCCTCGGCCAGGACGTGTTCAACCTGGCCCGCATCGAGCAGCTTGCCCATGCTGACCTCGTAGTCTCGCGCCGCGGCCTTGGCGTCGATCTCGGCCTTGTCCGCCAGCGCCTTGGCTTTGCGCTTCGAATCTGGCGTTGCCGGCGCAGCGCCGCCTTGGTCGCCATCCTCGTCACCCTCGGCGTCATCCCCTCCCTCCCCTTGCCCGCCGCCAGCCAGCCCGGCGCCTCGTGCCTGGGCGTGCCGGACAGCGACTGCGGTATAGCTGGGGTCCTTGGTCTGGCTGTACAGCGCCAAGGAGGCGTCGCGCAGATAGCCCTTGCCTTCGCTCACAGGCACCAGGCGGCCCTTCTTGTTGAGTTCCACGATGTAGGACGGCCGGCATCCGATCAATGCCGCCAGCTCCTTGCCAGAGACCTTCACATCCCCCTCAGAAGCCATGCAACACCCCTTCTTTCTTTTCTTTCAAACAAGCAGTGACAGAAGAAAACGCGCGCGCGAGCACTAGTGCGGGACGTGCGGCGGGACGTGCGGCAGTAGAAATGCGCCAAAACGCTGCGCCACAAGCGTTGTGCGGGATGTGCGGGATGTGCGGGACCCTATACGCGCGCAGGAGCGCAAAGGTACGAGTGCCTTGCAAGGCGTGCCGCACGCGCCCGCGCCCACGTAAAGGGGTAGAGCCGCACGTCCCGCACAAGCCTGCTGCCAGTAGGGCAATCGCCCGCACAACATCCCGCACACAGTCCCGCACGTCCCGCACAGGATTGGCCGAAGTACTCATGCGCGCCCCTTGTAGTCACTGAAGGAAGTCCGGAAGGCCTGCACTTCGTCGCCCAGGAACGCCTGCTCGCTGCGCCCGTCGGTTGCCTCGGTCGCCCCCAGCATCAGGAAGCCGTGCGGGCCGTGGGTTGTCTGCGCAACCACATAGCGCTTGCGCGCCCGGTCGGGATGGATGATCTGCCGCTTGCGCACGAGCGCATTGACGAACTTGGGGTTCGGCGCGGGCCGCACACCCTCCCTGCCGCACCAGACCTTGTAGAGCTCGTACCATTCTTTCGACAGCGCCGGGCGAGGTTTGACGCCCGGGATATCGTTGCCATACAACTCATCCAGAAAGCGCTGCGGGCTGTCCTGGCTCAAGCCGATCAGCTCCCGCTTAGCGTCCGTCATCGGCGGATTGGTGCCGTTGGAGAAGTCTCCCAAGTCCAGGCGCAGCAGATAATCGTGCAGCGCGGCCGTGCCGCCGTTGCGGATCTCAGCCATCACTTCCAGGTAGAAGTCCTGCGTCAACTTCTCCGGCGTCCAGATGACCGCGTGCCGGCGGTCATCTTCTTCCAGCACTACGGGCATCGCCTCGTTGGACAGGAACACCAGGTTGGCGTGGTTGTCCTCTTCGTAAGCCTGGATGTTCTTCGGATTGATGCGGATCCGGTCGCCGGTGATCAGCGCCTTGAGCTTGTTCTTGAGGTGGTAGACCTCGGTGCGTGCCACCACTTCGTCGGCCAGAAGGAACAGCTTGCGGCTGGCCCAGTCGTTGAATTTGTCTTCCAGTGCCGCCTGATCAAGCACACGGCCGTAGTCGCCGAACAGCTTCATGTACTCGTCGAAGAACATGTTCTTGCCGGTGCCCTGCGGGCCGTGAATAACGATGGTGCTTTTCATCTTGGCGCCAGGGTGCTGCAACGGGTACGCCAACCACCTGAGCACCCAGTCGTATAGCGCCTTCTGATTGGCCTCGTTACCGCACATGTGCCAAAGCAGATGCAGGAGCTTGTCGCAGTCGCCTCCCTTGGGTGTTGTAGGCCAGCCAGCGAACAGGTTGCAGGTAACCCCCTCCTTCAGGCCAGACGGGTCGAAGTCCACTTCGCGCACGCGCACTATCGATCGCGCCGGGTGCTCCATCCACGCGCGGTGCAGCTCGCGCCGGACGCAGGCATGCCCCATGTCACCCAGCGCCATGAGCATGTGTTCCTTGTGATCGAACACCGTGCCACCCTGCCCGTACACCAGCGCGAACCGCTCCAGCAGCTCATCGAGCGAGTCGATGGGCTTGAGCGGGGCCAGCCCCTCGCCCCCGGTGGTGGTGTTGGAAGGCGCGCGGGTTTCGCTACGGGGTCGCCACGAAAGCTCCGTGATGCGGGCCTCAACCTGGCTGCGTACAACATGCAGCCCTTCCAGCACGTGCAGGTCATTGAAGTCGCTGACCTTGCGCCCATGTTCAATGAACCGCTCGCGGCGACCGGCCTCGTCTGCGAACGCAGGCAGCAGCACTGCACCACCGACATCGAGCGCCGCAGCTTCCGCGCCGAGCAACCCTGCGTTCGATGCCCCATGGGGCGTAGAGCAGGTTGGGCAAATCTCCGGGGCTTCTGCCAGCACCAGGCGCGACTTGCAGCTGCGGCACTTCTGCAGCGCGTCGTCATCGCCGCAGACCAGGACCTTGGCCGCGCGGTAGCGCTTTGCCAAGGTCGCAGTCACGGCCATCAAGTTGCCGGCGTCGAAGGCCACGGCCACCGGGTACCCGGTGGCCATGTGCAGTGTTGCCGCTGTTGCGTAGCCCTCAGCCACCAGCAGGACCCACTGCGGTGTGCCGCCGATCAGATGAAAGTGCCCCTTCTTGGCCAGGCCGGCAGGCCAGTATTCCTTGGCTGGCTTGCCGGCAGCCTGCGCCTGCTTTGCGCTACGCAGCACCTGCAGGCCATGGACCGAGCCGTTTACATCGAGCAGCGGCACCAAGGCGACGCCACTGCGGCCGTACCGAAGACCGAACGGCTGCACTGCCTTTTCAACCAGGTAGTCCGCCTCGCCCTCAGGCAGCGCCCTGCTCCACGCAGCACTCGCACGCGCGGCCGCTCGTTTGTTCTGCTCCAGCCGTGCAGCCTCGGCGCGCTTACGGTCCTCGGCCAAGCGGCGCTTGAGCGCCTCGCGCTGCTCTTGGCTGAAAGAGCTGTCGCGCTTGCGCAGCTCAACCTTCTGCGCGCCGTTGTCGTTGCCATGCCACACACCAAAGGTGCCAACAATCAGCAGATCACCGTTGCCGGTGTTGAGCTCGTGTAGGACATACCAGCCGCGGCGCTCGCGCGATCCCTCCACTTTGCAGCGAACCATGCGGCCGCTGACGTCCAGGGTGTCGAGGATCAGGCCAGCATCGTGCAACTGGCCCAGCACGTCATCGTAATTGGCGGACATTCAGTAAGTTCCAGAGCCGCTATGTACACGACCATTGCGCGTTTGGTTACCCGCGTCAGGGAGGCCTGGGGAGGACCCATCGACTGGCCGCCGTTCAGGTTCGACGTTCAGATTCAATCGTTCAGCGAAACTGAATCGCTCGCACGGCTCTTCGATGCCACCCCGGGGGGAAGGGGCGAGGACAGGACCGGCATGACCACTGGGATTCACAAGGGGCAAGTCAGACTGTTGCCCGACCCCATTCCGGCTGGCGCTCCACAAGCGGTCGCGCTCAGCGAGGGCCTCGTCGCCCACCGGCCCATGCTCATTGCCGGACAACAGGCGCTCGATGTTCTCCATCTCCGCGCGTACTGCGGCGCTGATGATCCGACGACCGTTCATTGTCCGTGCCCGGGGCGGTCGGTAGATGGCCACGTCACTCACGCCGCCGGCCTTTCTTCAGTGCCCTGCGCAGGTTGCGTTCCATGCGATGGCACATGGTTCGTAGCGCCTGCAATGCGTCCAGCATCTTGTCTGCTTCGGCCAAGGTCACCTGGTTGTCGGCTAGAACATCCAGTGCGACAGCAGACAACTGCCCGCAGAACTTGGACACGTGCAGGAGCTTGTCCCTTATCGCTGCGATCTCGTCGGGCCATCCACCCTCTGGTGCAGCTGGTACATGATCGACTGCCAGGTTGAACTGGGCGGCAAGCGACAGTATCCAGTCGGTAGCAACCGTGGTCCCGGCCGACTGCTCCAACATCCACTCGGTCAGCATCTCCAGCATCTCCATCGAGATGGACTCGCCGTCGATACCGCGAAGCTTCTTCCGCAACGTCTCGCCCTTGATGCTGACGCCGCGACGTTTGGTCAAGAAGGCAGCCGCCGCATTGACGTTGCCCGGCATTTTCGACACGGCGTTGTAGGCGGCATCCCGCCAGTAGATATCCGAGCGAGCGCAGGTCATGCCGTAGCCCCCTGAAATGGAGCGCGTTTCATCGTTCCGCTGACCGCACGAGCGACTGCAACATGCAAGGCATGAGCGAAATCATCCAGTTCCTGCAACGCATGCGCTTCACTGCGCTGCGCACCTTCGATGCTCAGCGCGGCTGCGGAGGGGTCGTGGCGGTGTTCTTCACGCCTGAAGGCGGCAGGCCTATCCATGGGTCGCCACCTCCCACCAATGAAGCGGTCGCCCTGCGTCTTGTCGCTGCCGACGCAGCGCCGCCCACTGGTCGGCAGAAAGCGCGATGCTGTCGGGATGCCGCGACTCAATGAGAGCTACATCCACAAGACAGCCAACTTCACCATTGGCCAGGTCGGATTCAAGGAGGATGGCCCCGAGGCTCATGCAACCTCTCCCGGGGCCCAGATATCGGGCCGCAGAGCGCAACGGGATACGCCCGCCACGCCAGTCTCGGCACCGATCTCGGCTGATGCACGCTCAATGCTCTGGGCCAGCTCAGGGCTGGTCCTTTTACCTCTCCATCCGGTCGCGCACTGCCATAGGTAGCCCTCGGACGCGCCCGTCAGCACTGCCAGGCGTCGCTTCCGCTCGGAATCTGAAATGAAGGTTAGGAGGTCCATGTGGACGTATTTAGCCCTGAGCTAAACACTCCTGTCAAGCTGGCAGCGAAACATGGGCGTTTAGCCGCTAGCTACGCTTGCACCATGGACGTGACCAGCACCCGACAGCGCAATCTCCGCACCCTCGTTGAAGGGCTATCGTCCAACCTGGGCACCCAGAAGGCGGTCGCCATCCACCTGGACATGGCGCCCTCCTATCTAAATCAGCTGCTGGGCGGCAAGAAGATGGGGGACGACGTAGCCCGCAAAGTGGAGCGCCAAGCCGGCCTCACCCACGGCTGGATGGACGTCGCACATGAAGCGCCCGAGGTTCCTTCAACCGAAAACAGCGCATCTCACTCCCTGCGAATCGACCCTGAGATCATCGCCTCCGCACTCAGGTTGTTGCGGCTGACCTTTGCCAACCTCGACATCGATGACTTCGATAACGAACAGGACGGCACCCCGCTGGCGTATGCCTACGAGTACCTACTCAAACGCGGAGAGCTGACGGTCACGCCAGACAACCTGATCGATTTCAGCAAGGCACTCGCCGATCGACTCAGGGGGAAGAATGGAAACGAAGAAGAAGGCGCCCGAGCCCGGGACTATGGAAGCACTGGCAGCAGTCATCGCACAGCGCGTCGGAAAGCATAAGCAACCGCCCAAGCTTCGAGCAATCAAGACACCCAAGCCGACCGTCATTGATTCCATCACGAGAGACAGCATTCTGCGGCGCATTCGCTGGCTTAGGGATCAGTACAACCTTGGCTGCCTTATCGAGCAGGCAACCTTCAATACGCCTGGGATTGACTGCTTGGAAGACGCTGAACTGATAGCGTTGCACCGCGAGATGGAGGACGCACGGGAGTGCTGCGTCGAGGGCGTCTCGATCGAAGAAGCTGGCTTCATCCGGAACATCGCGATCCAAGATTGACGTTTGGCCGGCGCCTCGCACGCGCCGGCCCTATCGTCATCGAGTCTCTGGTTGATACTTCTTTTCGATTGCGGCCTGACGCTCCCGGCGTTCATCAGCACACCGCTGCCGCTCCCTGCTCATGCTGGCATCCGCAGCCTGGCGCTCCGAGACCATCGTTTGTTGAAGGCCCGCGTACTGCGACCGAATTCCCGCTTGATACGTAGCGCCTGCAAGATTGTTCTTGGCCAGCGCTGCGTCAGCGTTCAGTTGTGCCATCTGGCGCTGATATTCGGAGAGCCTCGCATCCAACTGTGGATAGATGCTCGACCTTGCCGACACCAAGCAGTTCCTTTCCGCTATTGCAGCATCTGAGAGATCAGTTGAGCGAAACACCGCATTGCGGTTTTCCACCTCACCCGCCGTGGCACTCGCTGCCTTGCTGGGGCGAACATTCATCGCTTCTGCCTTCGGGCTACACGGCTGCTGCGCATAAACCGTCTCCCCGCTTGGTCCTTTGCACTTGTAGACCTGAGCCACCGCAGCTTGGCTTAATGCCAGGCCGGCCAAACCCAAGCCGAGTTGCATCGCGATCCTCAGCATCACCATCCTCCTTGTGGCCTTCACGGGGCCATTATCGGGCATAGCCCACCCCCGAATCGACAGATAGCCAATAATTTAGCTGGCAGCTATTGCACTTGTGATTTAGCTGTGGGATAAATGCCGCGTCGGCAGCCAGCCGACGGGCGACCGGCGGGTCGCCAGTGCGGCCCAGCCCCTCCCCTGCTGAGCCGTAGCTGCCACTCCCCAGGCACTAGGCCCGCCGGCGCCCTCCTTTTCAACGGAGAGCGCCATGTCCTACCGAACCGCTGCCGACTCCCAGCCAACGGCCCCGCTGCCGCTGCGAGCCGCCACCTGCCTGCTGGCGCAGGCCGCCCGCGACCACACCCGGGCAAATGTCCTGCGCATTCGCAGCACCGGCGAGCACAGTCGCAACCAGCTGCGCCGCTCGCGTCGCATGGGCGTGCAGAGCCGGCGCGTTGAGGCCGAGTCCCGGGATATGGCAGCTGAGGTGCGGGCATGAGCGGCCGACACCGGGCAGCCTGGGCTGCCATTGCTTTAGTCGCCGCCATCGTCGTGCCGCTGCGCCTGGTTGAGATCAGCCAGGCGCATGCAGACCGCGATACGGCCAAGGCGCGCTTCGCCGCGTCATCCACGGTTCGGGGCTGACGCCATGCAGACCGCCCGCCCTGCCCCCGCCTCCATTCCGCTATGCCGTCCTGGGCATCGACCGCAAATCGTGACCACGACTGGCGCACCTACCGGTCATCAGCTCGGCGCCCCGTGCCCGGCATTGGTGCACTTCGAGTGCCACCTCTGCCAGAAGGCGACCGTTCCAAGCACGTCCCTCGCGATCGCCGAGCTGCGCTGGACCGACCCCGGCTTGGCGGCGCTGCTGATCCCGATTTCTCACCTCGCCCGCGCCCGCGGCGCCGTGCTGGCTCGCCTGCCGGCCCAGCACGCCGCCTGAACTGGAGAACGCAATGGCTGCACCACTCAAACCACTGGAGCGCGCCGCGCTCGTTACTGCCTTCGCTGCGGCCGGCCATGTGCTGAAGCGCACCCGTGGCGGCTTCTGCTCGACCAGGCAGCCCGCCAAGGTCTTTACGCGGCGGGTCACCAACTGGCTGTACGAACGCGCGTTGATCGACTACGACGACCCGAGTTTTCCGACGCAGGCCACGCTGACCAAATCGGGCATGGCGCAGGCCACGGCGCTGGTTGAACAAGCACGCCTCAGCGCGGGGGCGCCATGACCCGCGAGTACTTCCTCAAGGTTGCCGCAGCCAAGGCGGCATACGCCGCGGCGCTGCGCATGGAGGCCGATGCCGAGTCCATGGTCGGCCATGAAGAGCAGGCCGAGGAGTTTCGGCGCTTTGCGTCGCAGTGGGATGCCCTGGCCACTTCCTATCGCGCGTCCGCTGAGCAGGCGGACGCGGCATGAAAGCGTCAACCCTCCCCGTTGAGCATTCGTTCCCCACCGGCACCCATGGCACCACCCTGGTGCTGATGGTCTGCGCTGGCTGGCTGTGGGCCGGGCTGTATGCCAGCCCCCACAGCGCCACCCCGACAGAGGTGTCAGCTGCCACGGGGCGCACCGCGACCGTGCGTGGCCGTCAGTTGCGGATCGGCGCAGGCCACTACTCCCTTTCTCAGAAGTCGCTGCAGGCGGCCCGTCGTTGGCTTGATCGCCAGGGTGTGACCGTACGCGGCCAGACCCCCAAGGAAACCGCATGACCGCCAAGATTCAACGTCACGGCCGCGCTGCAGCGATCCGAGCGCTCCTGCTCGATCGCCCGGCTGGCGCGACCGCCGAGCAGCTTATCGCCACAGGCATCGACTGCACGCTCAAGCAGCTGAACAACTCGCTCGGAGCGATGTTCGACGCGGACCAGGTGCGCGCGAGCACCACCACCGGCAACAAGGTGTGGTTCCTCACCACCGCGATGCGGAAGCTGATGCGCGGCGTTGACGACCAAGCGGCACCGCCGGTAGCCGCCACAGCTCGCCTGGAGCGCTCAACGCCCACCGGCAGCAACAACAGCACCACCGTGCTGCACAAGGACCAGGAACGCCAGGAGCTCGCGCAGTTGCTCGCGGACTTCCGCAAGCGCGGTGGAGCGATCGAGATCCTCGGAACCACTGCCATCCGCCCGAGCCTGACCCGCCGCCAGATCAACGAAGCGACCGCCGAAGCCCGCAACAAGCGCAGCGAAGCCAACGGAGCAGCCGCATGAACAGCCAATCCAGCGTAACCCCGAACGCCGTCATGTACTGGGATGGGGGCGAACGCGCGATCACGCCGCGCGAGAAAGCCACCATCGAAGAGCACAGCCCCAGCAGTTTCACCATCCCGCTGGCGCCCCCTGTCGACGTGGACAACCTCCTGGCCGACTGTGTTCCCGGCGGCAGCATCACGGACCCGCAGGTGGTGGCTGACAACATCCGGGCATGGTTCGCCAAGCCCGCAGAGCAGGCCGAGCAGCAGGTTGGAGAGGCCCACCCGGATGACGTGGCCGTGGATGCGTTCGCCGCCAAGATGAAGGCGAAGATGGCAGACGCGCGTGCCAAGGGTCGTGGTGGCTGGGAAGACCGCGAGCAATGCAGCGCTGAAGACCTGTCGCGGATGCTGCGGGAGCATGTGGAGAAAGGCGATCCGCGCGACGTGGCGAACTTCTGCATGATGCTTCACCAGCGCGGCGAAGCAATCGCTGCGCAGGTTGGCGAGGTGCAGGGAGATGCGCTGATTGACGCCGCTCTGGGCTACCTGAGCACGGCGCTGGATGACCTCGACAGCTGCCCCGACCGCCGACCTGGGATTATGGTCACCGAGGCCATGCACGCCTTGCGCGAAGCCATCGCCGCCCGCCAGCCGAGGGCACAGGAAGAGGTTACCGACGCCGATGTGGAAAAGGCATGGAACCGCTTCGAAGCGGCTCTGCAAGCTCCTGACGGCGACACCCCGGAAGATCGCGTTCTGAGCCAGACCATCGACCAGCGCGACCGGTATCACGAAGTTGCCGATGAGCTGGCCGACCACCTCGCGCGCATCACCGACGTGGAAATCGGCGAACACAGCAGCGTCAACTGCCCTTGGCAGAACGCCATCGACGCCGCCGAAAGCTACACGCCAGCGCAGGGCATCGACTTGGAGCGGGGGCGCCGCGAAGGACACGATTCTGCGATTCGATACGTGCTCGGTTACCTGTGCGGGATGGGCGATTGGGGTAGCACTCAGTACGTGGAAATTCTCGACGCCTGCGGTCGTGAAAGCATCATTCGCTCTGCAGTCGCGGACGGCGAACTGGAGTTCACTGGGCTGGGACGATGGGTGGCAGAACGCGGGACTGACGAAGACCGCACCTTGATCGACGGCCAGCGCGATGCAGCGCCGGGGGTGGACTCGTGAACTGGCTCCGAAGGAAGCGCAAGCCAATACCAGTGCTGCTGAGCGATACCGTGCTGGCCGCACGGCGAGCCGTGCACGCCCACATGGGGGCGTGTCCAGTGGAGGCTATTCAACACGTCATGACGTGGCAGACGCAGAACGGTGGCTTCAACCGGCGTCCAGACACAGTCGGGCATCACAAAGTAAGCAAATGGCTCGCACGGCTGGAAGAGCTCAATGCAGAGCGAGACACCGTGGAGCGTGCATTCCGGCTGAAGGTGAGCATGTGCCAAGCATTGGGCATCGACCCCAACAGCACGTCCGATGCTGAGGCGCTCGCAGCGGTGCGTGTCATCCGCAGCGAAGAGGAGCCGACCAATGGCTGA